AAGATTAACCTTTGTGTTAATCCTTATTGAAATACTTCCGATTTATAATTCTGAAGACAGAGAGGTTGTCTCGAAGCATATTGAAATCACCAGCATCACTCTCAGCGTCCAGCATATCGAACCATGCCTGTTGCTCATCTTCTCTATCGAACTCTGAAAGCTCAGTAGATCCGAAAGTTCTTTGCTGGAACTTTCGAGCTGCGCGTAATGTGATATAGTCTCGGGCGTTCTCTGGCAGATCCTCAAAATCTAAAAATAATGAGATATCAACAGTGACTGGATCAGTGAAAACAAAGGTGTTATTGTCGCGGTCATACAGTCGATCTCCGCGCTGTACTACATCTTTATGAGCTGATCTAGATACTGAATCTACCTCAAGTGTTGCAGCGGGAAGATTGATGTTACCACTAACATCAGGATCAAGAACATAATCCTTTAGTGTGTTCCAATGCCATCCGCGTTTTTGTACTCTTCGTGAGGTCTTGTCTAATCTCGCTACAGCAAGATCAGCTTCGACAAGACCAGTGTTTGTTTCTGAATTAACGGGAGCTTCACCAATGGCATCCAGTAGCTCATTGATAGCTTCCAGTTTTGTTGTGGGTGTTAAAGCCATTGTGATGTCCTATGTTTGAATATTCTTTAACCACACATGAGGGTGGTAAGCGTTCTTGGATAAGTTACAAGACGGACAGAGTAGATGAATGTTATGAACGGAATTGCTCCCGCCTAAGCTGAGAGGAATAAAATGATCAACATGAAAATTATCTGTGATATCAGTGAAACAAACTGGACATTCATAGTCCTGAGATTTTAATAATCTCTGAATATCTTTGTTGGTATGAGAACCTTCGGCTTCTCTTTTTAAAGCCCTGTAGTTTCTGTTGTAGGTTCTGTATTTTTCTTTGTTCTTTTGATAGTGTTGTTTCTTATATTCTCTGTGAACTTCTCGTATCTTTTCTCTATTTTCTTCCCTATATCTTTTACTGTATTCACGCATATATTCTTTTCTGCATTTAGTATCTGAAGACATAGAGGTAAATCCTTATGAGTAAGCATCCTCCCCCAGGAAAAGCCCAGGGGAGGAGCAATATTTCTGGAGAGGAGAAACCAGAAATTAACTTGTTTAGGCAGTCTTAATAGACACTGCAGATTCAGGCATATTGATACCGTGACCACATAGTTTCTTTGCAACCATGTGAGTACCTTGCCACTCTGTCTTGTAGTCCATCTCTGTCTTCATACCCATTAACTTACAGGTACGGACAGCTTCAGGACGCATAATAAGAGCTACGTTATTGCTGAAATCTCCACGGTATTCAGAAGGAATACCAGAGTTAGCACTGTCATCTGCTGTTGGTAGGTTCGTAGTGTTGATAATCTTAATATTAGCAACTTGGTGAACGAGACCTTCACCGTAAGAACCATCACCACCCCAGTCTTTATTGATGACATCAGTAGTCTGAGCCAACAAGTAGTACTGTTGAGGCTTAACAAAGCAATAGCGATCACCCTGAGGAACAAACTTGTCATCAAGGTTTGTGGCAGCAGTAAAGAGAGAAGCAGCGAGGGAAGCACCATTAGTGTTCGCATCAGCATCAGTAATCTCTGTACCAGCGTCACCAGACTGAGAAGTAATTGTAGCCGCAGCACGAGATGCTAAGACACCAACACGAAGTACGTTTTGATCGTATGCGTTAGCGATAGCTTCACCTTGCTGACGTGCATATTCTTGACGCTTACTTACGTGGTCACGAAGCTCATCAATCTCACGGATGTATGTGTCGTGGTAGAGCAAGTCATCAATTTGAATTACTACTTCAGAATTAGGGATAGTTAGACCAGTAAGCTCAGAACTTCCATCCCAGTAAGCCGCAGAAGCGCGACCAATCTTAGGGAACTGGAATGTCTTACCAGAATCGTATGTGTTAGAAAGGTGGTACTGATCCATAATGTTTGTAGCATTAAAGGATGCAAGAACCTCTCCACCATACATCTTTAGAAACAGGGCATCATCGGCTCCCGCGCCGTTATTCTGACCTGTTTGAGTATAGGTAGCCATTGTTAGGGTTTCCTTTGGTTTGAGTTAAGGTTTAGATGCAGAAAGCATCTGATTGAACGTCCTTACTTAAACCCACAATTCATCAAGGTAGTTCAGGCGCACCTGAGCCAAGTTTCTTTATGATGTTTTGTTTGGACAATGTACTCCCTTACGGGAATTAGGTTCGGCATATGCACTAGGAATCGAACCCAGGATTGATGGTTTGGAGCCATCCGTGTTACCATTACACCATACACATATTGTAGGCATTGGCAGGACTATGTTTTACCTGCAAAGATCTAACATCAGATACAATTTTCTAATTTCGATCTAGCTTCTCTTTCCTGTGTCCAGGACTGGCATCCCAGCAGAGAACCATCTTACCCCCTCTGATCAAGGCGGGTTATTCGATGCACAATGCAATTAGCGGATCGTCATCCTCTAATCTGTTCTTAAATAGTCCCAGCTTTGTGAGACCTTGAAATCTTATCTTGAACCTCTTTCTGGTAATCAGGGTCTTTCCAGTATCGTGGATCTTCCATGGCCTTGGTCATCTCGTGGGATGATTTGAAGACATCACGGCTTTCTCCACCTGTTTGACCTCCAATAAGATTAGGAGAACTGCCATTCTCTGCAGTGTATCGGCTGTATAAGCCTTGCAATGCAAGCTTGGCTGAATCCTTACCTTGTTGTGTTGCTGAGTTATAAGCATTGATCTCAGCTTCAGAAAGGTTTTCACCTGCCCATTCTAGGACAGCATTTAAATTATCTTCTCCTCCTACGACTGCTGCAACTTCGCGGGTCTCATTAGCAACACGAGCGTTTTGACCTGCAATGAAGTCATCAACGATCTGTTTACCAAGGCCTTGTTCAGCCAGTTTGTCATACGACTCTTGAGTAAGTTCACCTTTGTCTTGGTATTCATCAAAGTATTCTTGAAGGTCAAGACCAGTAGATTCTTCAGCTTGCTGCTGGATCTCAAGGTTTGTAGGAGTGTTGTTCTCTTCAGTATCTTCGTTGTCTTGATCATCTTTGATACCTTGCTGGGCTTTTGTTAAAGCAGCTTTTGTATCCTTCAGAGCTTTTCTCAAAGATTCTTTTGTTTCTCCATCTTCGTTATTATCGGCAGGAGTATTGTTATCAGGCATACCGTCCTGAACTGGAGCTTGAACATTGCCGTTCTCATCCAATGGGTTGCCTTGATCATCAGAAGCCACAATAGGCGTTGGCTGATTGGTGTCACCTGTAGGTGTTACGTTTTGTACAGTCATAGGTTTGTTTCTCCTCTATGGTATTTTAAGATCTGTAAATATTCTCAAGTGTCAGGTAAGACGCGACATTACCGTGTTCATCACGGAAAATGCAGACACCTGAATCTGTTGTTGCTACGTGTTCCATATTTATCTCCTTTATAATTGGTCAGGACTGATGGATTCGAACCACCGATCTCTTGCGCCCAAGGCAAGCGGATTTCCAGACTTTCCCAAGCCCTGACTTGTAATTATCTAACGACAAGAACCCCAGTCAGAAGACATTCTGTGTATTCCTTGCCGCGCTCTTTAGCATCAGCTTTAACAGCCTTCTTAAGAGCAGAAGATTCTTTGATTACTGTGTCTTTTGTTACTGCAGATGTTTCAACTTCAATACCTTCATGAACCTTAGCTTTCTTGGCAAGTTCTTTGTCAGCCTTTGCTTTCGCCTTTTTCTGTTCTTCAGCGACTTCAGCAGCTTTCTCAGCTTCTTTGTTTTCCACTGTAGGGTCTACACGAAGTTCATCTTTGTTATCTTCTTGATCTTTAGCGAGTTTTTTCTTGATCTCTGTTGAGACTTCAGCAGGACTCTTATTGTCCAGTTTCTTGGTTTTGGCCATTTGCAATAGCTCCTTTAGTTGCTTCTTGGATTATCCCAGGTACAGCTTGCTGGGCAGTTTGTGCTAATAGAGCTTGCTGTTGCTCCTCTTGAATATCTTCATCACTCTTCATCAGACCTTCTTGATCTATGAATAGTGCTGTGGCTGTGCGCTCGATAAATGTTCCAACATTAAGACGCTCAGCAGCTCCAGGTAATTGAGCAATGATCTCCATAAACTGAAGCATACGCTCAAGATCATCAGTTCTTCCAAGAGCTGAAAGACCTGTGGTGATCGTGGGAGTGACTGAACCTGATGGAAGCTTCTCAAGCTTTCCAGATTTCTCTAATCTTCCAGTGAAGATATTGATGAAGGGGAGTTGGAACTCCTGAGACAAGACAGTGTACACACCGCCTAACGTGTCTTCTAATTCTCGTGCGACTACACGGATCTCAGTGGCTGTTACTCTTTCTGCATCACGAGATACAGAAGAATTTAGCAAGAACGCTTTAGCCAATTCAGCTTCAATGTCTCGATAAGTTTCTCGGACTACTTGGAAGTCAGCTCTCTTCTCGGCCTGAAGTGTAGACACATCATCCGCAGAGCCGTATTTCACATCACCGTTTTCAGCTTTCGTGATGTCCTTAATTCTTGTCTGACCGTTCTTACGAACAAGGAAGACAACCTTGGACATAGCAGCAGCACCTTCAGTAAGGTTCTGTCTGAAGCCATCGAGGGATACAAAATCTCCGAAGTATTCTTCAACTAATCCTCTTCCATAGTGCTCACCGTCAATGCGTGAGAACCTAAGAGGAAGCCAAGGGTTCATGTCCTTAGCGTATGTTCCTTTGGTAGATTCAATAACCTTACCATTTATCTCCTGATAAACTTCCCAGTTCTTAGGGGTGCGCTTAACATGAGTGAAGAGACCGACAGACTTTACCTTCACGCCTTTATCTTTGGCTTCACGAAGGTTGATACCTGCTTCTTCTCTTGTTTTCTCATCAATCATCAAAGGATCAAGCATCTCTTTGGTGATGATTTCTAATACGTTACCTGAAGGATCTCGTCTTACAACGTATGAGTCCAACTTGAAGACACGGATGTTACCGTCATCAGCAAGATAGACAAGCGCGTTGCCTGTAACAATCATTAGCTTTAACGCAAGAGAGAATGGATTACGGAATGGAGTGTTCTCCAATTCGTGCATCGTCACTTTCTCACGCTGCTTAAGACCAGATTCAATCTTGGTTCTGATGTCTGGGTCTTGCTCCTCAGCTTCCTGCATATCTGCTTCATCAGCGACATAACGGAAGAAAGGGTTTGTTGTTGGGAACAGAGCCAATAGAAGCTTAGAAGACAGGTTGTTTACTGCTCTAGCTCCAAAGCCTTGGTAAGGCGTATAGAAGCGATCCATAGCATTATGGTCTTCATCAGCTAATAAGAAAGGAATTGTAAGCTTTGCACATTCCCTTGCTCTGTCTAAGAACTCATCACGATCCTTTGCCAGGTCTTCATAGATATCCTTGGCAGTTCTAGATTGCATGATGTATTCCTTATTCTGGGACGTTAGCTCCTGATCCACCTGATCCTGGAACAATCAAGAATCTGTTGAGGCCTGAACTACGTGAACTAGACTTCTTTTTATCTCTGTTCTTACGAGCGGAGATTTGAATGTCTGGTTCTTTCTCTTCGATTGGTGGAGGTGGAGGAGGCGGTGCTGGGACTTTAGGTTTGCTTGTACACATTTTGCCTTCTTTCGCTTTTAATATTCATCTTCTCCATCATCCACTAAGTTCCTGATATACTGCACAACCTCTTGCTGCCCCTGAAGCCTTCTGACTTCTTCCAAAGACACATGAGTATTGATCGGTATATGATTAGGGAAGTTGGTTTCTAATTCTTCCAACAAAGAAGATATGATTTGTGTTGATTGTAATGTTAATTCCATGATTACGTTTCCTATAATGAGGCTAAAACCTCTTATTCTAATAATTCCAAGTACTTATAAGCCCAGTCTCTTTCGAGATCTTGCAGGTCTTCTCCCTCTGCTGTGTACTCATGTTCCTCACCATCCATGAAGTAATGAATGGTTTGGATTAGAGTACCGTCAGCTAAGCGTTCTGGTGGTTCTTTAAAGAAGTTTCCGTTCTGATTTAGTACTTGTGTCATGTTTGCTCCTTAGATATCCCGAAAAGAGTATGCAGTAGTTAGCAAGATCCATGAGAGTGTCCTCGACCTTCTCATCTTCCACAGAGAGTTCTCCGCGCTGAGCATATGAATTAATGCGTTGCATCTTATCCATCATGCGTGTCAGGAAACCTTGTTCAGTTGTGGCTATCCCGTTACGTTCCACGGCTGTAAAATTAGCAAAGGGGTCTGAATCGACCCCTGTGTAATCCTCATTTTTCTTCTGTGATATTTCTAATATTTCATTGGTGAACCATTGATGGTAATATAAGAAATCCTGTTTATTCATGTGGCGGCTCCCATTTTATTATCTGTCCTTTATTGTTGTAGTTATGTGCTTGTAAAATCCATGCAAGCTGCCCTTGAGTGATTGCGTCCTCTTCGGTCTGTCCAGCTTTCTCAAAGTAAGACACAATGATCTCCCACAGATCCTTGCAAGGAACCTTATGCCACCGTGTCTCAGTAAGACCCTTGCGCTTACCAGACTTGAAGGTGTGTTCGTATTGCTCCCACTTTTCTGTGGCTTGCAAGATCTCATCAACTGTTGCGTCACCAACACCAGGACAGCCTGGGTAGTTATCAATGGTGTCTCCAGCCAACATCTGACCGTAGAAGATATTCATACAGTCACGGTATTCAGGCTTATGGATCTTCTTGGTGTCCATATTGTAGACAGGTACAGGAATCTGCATCAGGTCTTTATCAACCGTTGCAATGATTTTGTTTCCTTCGATGTCCTCTGAGGTTGCTAAGATTCCCATGACATCATCAGCTTCCAGCCAAGGGTACTCACAGGTACGCTTCTCCATAAGACAATGATCCCGCATAGCTGAGAGAATTAATGGTCTTCTCAATCCATTGCGGTTTGCTTTGTATTCAGAGTATATGTGCTTACGAAAGTTTTTCTCAGGATCTGAGAGACATATGATGTAATCATCGGCTTTTGTGTCTTTGAGGATCTGCTCAATCTTCTGGTCTAAGATATCTTTGCCAAGCTCTTCATCAGCCCAGTAAGTCCAAACACCATCAGGCCATCTGAACTCTTGCTCAGCTCCACAGGCTGCTTTGTAGATAAGGATGTCCCCATCAATTAATACTAACGCCATTAGGCACTCCTCCATTATTGTTAGTTATTGGCTGCATCCAGGACTGCGCTATGTGTTCTTCATAGAAGTCCACGATCATTTTCAGCTCCATCCAGCTTGCGTTGGTTTTAATTCTGTTGGCTTTGCTGGAGATGACAATGACATTGCCTGG